GTATGGATATAGAACAAGAGCATTTAGCATTTACAGGATTAATTAATGATAAGGTTATTGCAGCAGCTGGTATGAAAAGAATATGGGGTAATGTAGCTGAGGGTTGGTTCATTGCTAAGAATGATGTTTGGAATTATCCAATAACGATTGCAAAAGCTGTAAAGCAAAATATAGATTATCTTGCAACATCTAATAATATTAAAAGATTACAAACTGCAGTTCGTGCAGACTTTGGAATTGGTATTAGATTTGCTAAGTGGTTGGGATTTGCTAACGAAGGATTAATGAAAAGCTACGGATTTGATGGTGCTGATCATTATAGAATGGCAAGGATATATTAATGGGACTAGAAACAGCAGCTTTAGTAGCAGTAGGTGGTTTAGGCGTAGCACAATATCAACAGCAAGGTGCTGCAGGTAAATATAATCAATCAGTTCAAAATCGTAATGCACAAATCGCAGAGCAAGAAGCTGCTCAAATGGAAAAACAATTAGAATTTGATATAGCTAGATTTGATCAAAGGTTTCAACAATTACAGGGACAAACTACAACTAGAATTGCAAAGACTGGTGCAGATTTATCTGGAACAGGTTTAAGAGTATTAAGAGCCAATGTTGAACAAAGTGAAATTGAAAAAAATATTATGGAATATAATTCTAAAATTGGTCAAGCAAAAAAGTTTGAAGAAGCTAATTTCTACAGAATACAGGGACAAGTTGCTAGACAACAAGCAAGATCTGCACAGATAGGTACATTAATGCAAACAGGAACAAGTTTACTTTCTATAAGCGGTGGATTTGGATCAAAAACTGGACCACAAGCTGGAGATAGAATTTACACAGATTATTAATAATATATGTCAAGAGATTATAAAAAAGAATATAACAATTATCATTCTAAATCAGATCAAAAGAAAGATAGAGCAGGTAGAAATGGTGCTAGAAGAATGTTAAAGAAAAAATATGGAAACAGTTTACTTGGTAAAGATGTGGATCACAAAGACAGAAACCCAAGAAACAACACTATGAGTAATTTAAGAGTACAATCTAAATCAGCAAACAGATCAAGGAATCAATAATGCCAAAGATACCTACATTTGAATCACAAGGAAGACCAACAGCAGAAGTTGGTGGAGTTAAATCTAATTTACAAATGCCATTAGAAACATCTTTAACAAAAGTTGGTTCGGCAATTGCAAATTATTATGTAAAAGAACAAGAAGAAGAGGCTAAATTAAAATCTATTGATTATCAAAATAAAGCATTACCAAAATTATATGAAGTATATGATAAATATAAAAACAATCCTTTTCCAACTGAAGCTGCAGATGGATTTAATAGAGAAGGATCACAAGTTATAAATAACTTTATTAGCGAAAATCTTTCTAATGAAAATAAATTTGTTCAAAGAGCTGTATCTGCAAAATTAGGTGCAAATCTTTCACAATTAAATTTAGCAACGATTCAATCTTCAAGAAAAGCAATGGAAATAAATGCAGAAAGAGTTGATAAGGATTGGGATTCTGGTTTAGTTTCAAAAATGGGTACAATACCAAATTTTATAGAATCTGGACAGGCATACAATGAGTCTGCAGAATATGTAAATAATAAATATATGGGTGATCCATATACTAAAAAAATTAAATTAGATGAAAAGTTTAAAATAATAGATACTTTTGCAATGGTTCAAGACTCAAAAAATCCAATTTCTTTTTTACAAAAAGTAAAAGAAAATCCAGAATTATATAAAAATGCAGATTTAAATTTAAAAAGTCAATTAATATTACAAGCTCAAGATAGTTCTAAAAAAATTTCTGATGGTATAATTATATATGATCAATTTAGTAAAGGTAATGATCCATTAATAGGAACTGATGCAGATACAAAAGATAATTTAGAAAATGTTGAAAGAATTGCAATACAAAAAGTATCTTCTCCAGAAAAATCAGAAGCTCAAGTATTTGTTGAAGTAGATAATGCTTTTAAAGGAGTTGGAAGACTAGCTCCATCATATCAATCAATATTAAAACAAGGAGTAGCAAGTGGTGCAATTAAAGGAAAACCAACAACACAGACATTAAAAGCACTAGATATTGCTGACGCTGCTGATCAAGAAGGAAGATTAGATGAATATACTACAAATGAAGAATTAAAATTTTACAGAAGTTATTTAGCTGCAAGAAAAATACTTGGTAAGGAAAAATCAGAAGCATATGAAATGGCAGTTAATGCTAAAGATAAAGCTATAAAATTATCTAATTTACCTCTTTATCAAAGACAAAGAGAACTTGCTTTAATAAATATTAGATCAGATTTTGAAAGTACAAAAGCATCAAATATATCAGATATATTATCTTACAGCGAATCTTTGTTTGATTTATATACAGCAAATGGAATTGATCCAACTAAAGCACAAGAACAAGTAAGAAAAGATATAAAAAAAGATGTAATTAAAATAGATAATTATGGTTATTTAAAAAGAGATATTCACCCATTTAAAGCAATTGGTGGTTTAGAGGAAATAAAAGCAACAAAAGAATATATTATTAAAAAATATACACCAGATGAAGATCCTAAAGATTTTTATTTAAAACATACTGGATCTGGAACATTTAATATTTATCATAGAACTCAAATGCACACATATTATACAGATGATGGAGTTCCATTAATATTTAATTATAATCAAATGGTTAATTTAAAAAAAGAAATGTCTTCAACAAAAAAAGAAAAAATAACTAAAAAAGTTATGGAATCTCAAATTAAAACAAAAGAACGATTAATAAGAGAAGAAGAATTTAAAAGTTTAATGCCATAATATGTCTTCTGAAAATTTAAATAATTTAATTGTTAGTACAGATTATCTATCAACTAAAGATGAAGAGATAATAAAAGCAAAATCAGAAGAAGAAAAAATTAGTTTAACAGAAGGTGCTTACATTGCACTACAAGATCAGCTTATTCCATCTTTATTTAGAATGGCTAGTAAAGAAAGTTTACAGCCAGATTTTAATTTTCAATTTACAGAAGAAACATTTAAAGATGTTACCGATGGAGTTGAAGAGGATTATTGGGATGAATTTGGTAACGCAAGTTCTTTAGAAAACGCATATCAAATTAAAAGAAGAATATTAGATGCTCAAGAAAATAATAAAAAACTAGCAACATTAGGCTGGACTGGATTTGGTTTAAGTGCCGCATCTGCTTTACTTGATCCTGGTGCAATAGCAGCAGACACAGTTACATTTGGTTTAGCTAGACCATATATATACGCAAATAGAGCTTCTCGTATTTCAAAATATATTAGAGCAGGAGCAGTTGGTGCTGGTCAAGCTGCTTTAATTACAGCTCCAACAATCATTGAAGATCCAACTAGAGATGCAGAAGATCTTGCTGTAGCAATGGCTTTAGGTGGCACAATTACTGCTGGACTTACTAGATTCTTAGCACCCAAACATCCTATAATAGATAGGTTTGATGCAAAATCTGTATCATTTGGAAAATCAATTGAAAGAAGAGGATTAGAGAATGATGGTTACAAAATTACTCCAGATGGAGAAAGGTATTTTAAACAAACTAAATACTTAGATATTAATAGAAATACAGATGAAATAGACGAATCAAATAAATTACATACTAAATTTATTTTAGGTAATAAAAAACAATACTTACAAGATCAGGATATAGCTAAAACAAAAAGTGAAGAAATTATTAAAGGAGATGAATTATTAGAAAGTTTTTTTAATAGAATTAAAGAAACTCCTGATGTTGCTAATCCTCTTTTTTTACCAAGAATTGATAAGTCATCTATTGGAAGAAGATCTGATAATCCTTTAATAAGATCGTTATATGAAAAGTTAGCTGAAGAACCAGTTGGCAATAAAGATTATTCTACCGCTATACCAACAGCAGATATACATAAAAAAAACTATTATAAAACAAAAGAAACAGAGTTTTATAGAGGATATAGACCAGCATTAAATGAATTTTTAGATTCTAAAAAAGTTTTTTTTAAAAGAATAAATTATAAAAATCAAACTGAATTTTCTAATTTAGTTGGTCGTGCAATAAGAGGAGAGGTTATTGATAATCCAAGCGTACAAAAAGCAGCAGTATCTACTAAACAAGTTCTTAAAAAAGTTTTAGATGATTTAAAAAAAGATAATGTTATAGGTGCAGCTGATATTATAGATAATCCAAATTACTTTCCAAGAAAATGGATGTTATCAAAATTACAAGAATATACAGAATTAATTGGAGAACCTAATCTTATTAAATTCTTAAAAAATTCTTTAGTAAAAGGTTCTAAAAATCTTTCAGATGAAGATGGATTAAAACTTGCTGAACATATTTTAAGAATGATTAAGAAATCAAAATATGGTGATGGTATTTCTATTGATCGTATTTTAAAAACTTCTGATGAATTAGAATTAAGAGAATTAGTAAAAGAAACAACATCATTATCAGATTCTGAAATTAATGATTTAATTAAAACTTTAATTAAAGTTAATAAATCTAATGTTCCAACAAGATTAAGAAGAAGAGCTTCTTTTGATGAGTTGCATCAAGAAAATATTAATGGAATAACATTAAGAATTTCTGATTTATTAGATAATAATGTTGAAGGAATAATTGGTTCTTATTTACATCAAATGTCTGGTCATATTGCTCTTGCAAGAGTTGGAATTAAATCTATTTCTGATTATTCAAAAATTTTAAATGCAGCAAAAAAAGGTTATGATTTACCAGAAGTTAGTAATGCTTATAAATCAGTATTAGGAAGTGCAAGAATAAATAGAGAATTAAATATTATAGATACAATTTATAAAAATATAATAGGAATACCAACTGAAACAGATATTAATTCTGGTACAGCTTTAATTGCTAGAAATTTGAGAAAATATAATTATGCAAACGTATTTAATCAATTAGGTTTTTCTCAAATTCCAGATCATGGAAACATTTTAGGAGAAGGTGGTATTGTTATGTATGCAAGATATATTCCACAATGGAAAAAATTAGTTCAAAGAGCAAAAGATGGAAAACTTTCAGATGAATTTTTAGATGAAATGGAAACATTTGTTTCTGGCACAGGATCAAATAGATTAACAAGTTCTATTTTAAACAGAACAGATGATTTTGCTGGTATTAACAAAAGAGTTGGTGGTGCAGAAAAAGCATTAGATTTGTTTTCTGAGATAACTTCTGATGGATCAGGATTTTATGCTGTAGATACTTTATCTAAAAGATTGGCAACAACCATTGCATTTAATAAATTAGCTAAACACGCAACTGGAGAACTTCCTTTAACAACAAAAGATATAAGAAGATATAATAATACTGGTTTTACTAATGAAGATTTAACTAAAATTTTTGACAGTATAAAAAAATATTCTACATTTATTGAAGGTGGATTAACAGGAAGAAGAATAAGAAGATTAAATATTGATGATTGGCAAGATCAAGATCTTGCAAATAAACTTTCATTAAATATGGGAAGACGTTTGTCTAGAATTATTCAAGAAAATAATTATGGAGAAGTAATTGGTTATTTGAAGTTAGCTGATTCTACTCTTGGAAAAACATTAATGCAATTTAGAACATTTGTATCTGTTGCTTATTCAAAACAATTACTACATGGATTACATATGCGTGATTTAAATTTCTTTACAGCATTTTTTGGAACAATGTTTTTTTCAAGTTTAGCTTATATTGCTCAAACATATGCTCAATCCTTAGGAAAAGGTTCTTCAGAAAAACAATCATTTTTAGAAAAAAGATTAGATCCAACATCAATTGCAAAAGCAACTTTCCAAAGATCTACATATTCAACTATTATTCCACCAGCTGTAGATGCACTAAGATATGTAAATGGATATGATCCTATATTTAATTATAGAACATCTGGATTAGATATAAATTTGTGGACTGGAAATCCTACTGTTTCTTTATTTAATAATGCTGCTTCTGCATATAAAGGTGTTGCTTCAAGCATTTCTCAAGATGATTATAATTTAAGTAAAACAGATCTTTATAATGTTTTAAGAATATTACCTTTTCAAAATATGTTAGGAATAAGAAACGTATTAGAACATATGATTGATGAATCTGATTTACCAAAATATTCAGAATAATATGATAGACATTAACAACATAATTTAATATAGACAAACCATGACAATATCTTCAACTACAGTTAGAAACAGTTATAGTGGTGATAACTCTACAACTACATTCTCATACACATTCAAGATATTCGCAGACTCAGATATTCAAGTAATCATTCGTTCAGCTAATGGAACTGAAACAACTAAAACAATTACAACTCACTATACTGTAACAGGTGCTGGTAACTCAGGTGGTGGATCAGTTATATTCACATCAGGTAATATTCCAACATCAACTCAGACAGTTGTATTAAGACGTAACATTCCACAAACACAAGCAATAGATTATATCGCTAACGATCCATTTCCT